GCGGCAATGGTCGAGGCGCTCCCGGTAAAATGGCCCGTCACGCGACGATTGCCGACCGCTATCGAGTGGTCGATCACGCGGATCTGACTCGTGGGCGAGGACGGCGACCCGATGTAGCTGCGCGTGGGTGACGCGATTATACCGCCCAGAAGCCGCCGGATACGGTTTGCCGAGCCGAGTTGAATGACGACATCCATTCCGGGTGTCGGCGTCCAGCCGCGCGCATTGAACGTGGCCGAATTACTTGCCTCTCCTGAGACGAGATTGATCACGAGATTATCAACGTCATAGGTTGCGACCGCCCTGCCGTTGGCGCGCTGGATGCCGTCAACCTTGACGAAGACCTTGGCCGAGTGGTAGCCCGCGCGCGTGGCGCCACAGCGTTCCACACCCGACTGGCTGAACATCAAGGCTTTGTCCGTGCCGGAGATGGGCGGCATGGGCTACGCTCCTGCCCCTGAGAACCGCGCCCCGCCGGCCCGTGCGGCATCAAGCGCCGCCTTGCCCACGAGACGCCCCAGAGCTTCCTGTGTGCCCAGCATTGGGCCGTTGACGGTGATGTTCTGCACGATCGTGATACCCTGTGACCCCCCGCCGGATGCCGGAATCACGTCGGTGCCGCGTGGGAGGTTCACGAGCACCTCGCCTTGATGCACCTTCGCTAGCCCGCCCGCGAAGTTTTCCACGCCTTCAGCGAAACTCGGCACGCTCAGATTAGCAATCCGCTCCCGCTGGCCCTGCGTGGTAAACAGGGAATTCTCGCCAAGAATCACGTTCGCCTGCGCGGTGAATTTCATCAGGGCGATCCACGCCCTGATCGCGTCCGCACTCATCTCGACCTGTTGTGTCACGCCGATGAATCCCTGCATCGCCGCACCAGAGGCCGCGGTCGCCGCATCGCCAGCCTCGGTATACGCGGGCGGCAACTTAAGGATGGCGTCGATGGCGGCTTGATTCGCCACGATGCGCGCCTCCTCGCCGGCCAACTCGGACACGCTGGCCGCCTCTTGGGCAGCTTGGGACTGCTGCCATGCGTCACGCTCCATCAACCGCAGTTGCACCGCGTTCTCTGCCTGCCGCCGCAGTGCCGCAGCGGCCTCCTCCATCTGCGCCAGTCCCTTTTCGTTGGCGATGTCGCTGTTGAGTTTGTCGTATGCGCGGCTGAGGGCTTCGGCCTCCTTCCGATGGGCATCCATCGCGCTCGTCACGGCGCGGTAATGATCCGGCAGCAGCTTCAACGCCTCTGCGGTCAGCCCGAATTCCTGTATGAGTTCTTCTTCCGTCGCGCCGAGCTGTTTGGCGATCTCGATCTGCCTCATCTGGGCAGGCGTTAATTTCTCGAGCTCGGCTCGGACGTTGCCCATTTGGCCGGCCCAGTCGATATACACGGGCGCAGACAGCACGATGTCGCCACGCGCCTTCGCCGAAGCCTTCTCCATGAGCCCGACCGCTTCAGCCAGCGCGGTAAACGGCAGCCGCGCATCCCACACGAACGACGCCATCTCGGCCATTAACGCCTTGATTAACGTCTTTGATTCCGCCCACTTATTGTTAAAGCGATCCGCCGCGGCGACCGTGGCTGCGGACATGAGCGAGGCCGCCTCCGCGAGACCCTGATACCCTTGCGCGATCGCGGGCATGATGTCCGCCGCAGACTGCCCAAACAACACGAGGGCGAGACGGTTCCGCTCCTGCGGTGACTCCATGCGCTCCAGCGCGGCCGTGATCGTATTGAACTGCGCGTCAGGCGACATCGCTGCCAGCGCTGAGAACTCCAGCCCCAACGACTGCACGGCATCGCGGGCGCTGTCTTTGCCGCCAGCTAAACGCACGCCAAGCTGAAAGGCCGCCTTCGTGAACGACTCTAGCGCCGAGCCGGTTTGGTCCGCGACAAACGCCATTTGCTGGATCGTGTCAGTAGACAGCCCGGTGCGAAGCGCCAGGTTATTCACCTCCGCCGCAGACTTGAACGCCTCGATCCCAAATCCGATCAGCGCCCCAACAGCGCGATCGATAAGGCTGGCCACGGTGAACGCGGCCGTCAGGCGCCCGACCGCCGACGTCAGCAGTGACGTCTTCTCTTCCGGCGCCCGCATCGAATCCGCCAGCGCCTGCATCCCCGGAGGGACATCCTTCCCGAGACGGAGATACGCCGCCACGCCTTCGTCAATCGTGCGCGTGGCTCGAGCCTGCTGCTCTGCGGTGAGCATCGTTGCGCCGCCGACCTGTTGGATCGCTGCCACCGTCGCGCCGGCCCGCTGAATCAGAATCGCAGGGTCAAACCCAGACGCCATGCGAGACAGGGCCGAGCGCGTCGTCTCAATCTGCGCGACGCCTTCCGCGATGTTGCGCCTGAACTCATCGAGGCGGGCTGCGACACGGACCTGAAGAACGGGGGCAGCCATTTATTCTCCCAGCCCCTGAGCATCTATCGCGTCCTGAATTGCACGAGCCACGCGGGCGAAGTGCGGGCCTTCCTCAAGCATGGCAGAGGAGTAGAAGAACGGACGCGCGGCCATCCCGCCGCCGCTGTTGCCCTTGCGCGTGCCCTTCTTGGTGCCCTTCTCAATCCAGAGTGGGAGGTTTGGGAACTGTTGACGTGACGCCCCAACGACCAGTCCTCCGCCTACCTCGGCCTTTGTGACGGTAATCCCGGCCTCAGTGACGCCCGTAGACGCCGAGCTCAACTGCCGACGCAGGCGCGCGCTCGCCTCGCGGTCGATGTTATTCGCCGTGACCAATACCGCCGCATCCACGAACGGCTGCGCGGCGTCACCCAGACGCGCCAGCGCCAACAGCAGGGCGTCAGCGTCAATCGTGATCTCGATCCCATCAGCCACGGGCCATCTCCGCCGCGGCAAGCTCGCCTTCGATCTGCCGCACGAGTAATTCGAGTTCTGGTGTCGGCCGTGTGCCGCCCTTGGGCGCGTCCTTTGCCTGCACAGAGAAGTAGGCCGCCGTATACGCGCGGACCTCTAGCACTTCTTCCAAGAGCCCACAGGGCGCGATCAGGCGCTCCCGCAGAGCCTCAGACGGCAGACAGTGGAACTCCTCACACATGCGGCTCACCCACATCATGAACGGGGTCTGCCCTTGCCCATCGAGGGCGAGGTGCAACCCCGTTAGTCGTTTTTTTTTACCGTCTCCGGTGCCTCGAACAGCGCCGGCTTCGTGAGCTTTAGAATCTCCCCCGCCACAAACTCGCAGATGTCGTCATCGAGCTTGCCGATGTTGTCAGCCGTGACCGGGAGATCATATGACCAGCCGGTAATCCCTCCCTGCAATACCGTGGCGCGGTCGTAGCCGTTGAACGGGTCCGCGATGAACGCCTTCGCGTCCTCCTCTGAACCGGACAAGAGCCGCTGCATCTTCTCGGCAAACCCCCGGCCCTGCACGATGCCGGCCGCCGCCGCCGCCTGTGCCCGCTCGACCCATCGGCCGCTGAGCTTCTGGATCGTGATGGTCTGCGGTTCGTCGTGCGGCACGCCGATAACCTGTGTCGTGAAGTGCGCGAACGGTGACGCCATGTAACTCTCCTTCAGGTGTCACGGAGGCGGGCGGGGTGCCTGATTGCACCCGGCCCGCGCCATGACTGCTGTGGTCTACTTGTTAGCTCCAGGCGCCCGTGTTCTGCTGCAACACCGCGACGAACTCGGTCAAGCCGTTGACCTTACCCAGCACCTCATAGGACACTAGGAAGCCCTCAGACGTCCAGGTCTTCGAGTCGCCGAATACGACCACCAGTGTCCTCGTCGAATCCTGCGGGCCGTCGTCTGGCGCCAAAAACACGACGTGGCTCCCGGTCGAAGCCGTGGTGTCCCAGAACCCGCGCAACGTCATCTGCCCCATCTCCAGCATGCCCGTCGGGAGCATCTTCTTGACGGTGTCCGCGTATGCCGTGGACACCTGCATCTCAGACGTGATCTTCACGCCAGACATCTCCAGGACGCCGGACGTAATCGCGCGCCCCGTGCCGCCGGGAGCATCGTCATAGGTGATCGTGATAGACGCCGAACCGTATTTACCAGCCATGTGCCGCTCCCTCTCGAATTACCGACTCAACTGGGCGCGCAACGCACGACGCCCGATCCAACTCTCCAACGACTTCCGCAGCGCCGTCGCGTGTCTCAGCACAATCAGCGCCGAGTCTTTCTCCGGTAAGTCTTCCGTGCCCGCCCATGTTGCCCGCGCGGCGTGCTCAACAGCCAGCGACTGCGTCACCGCCGCCGCCACCGCGGCATCGGTCACAGCCGGCTTAACCCAGAGAACACCGTGATCGACCCGCTGCCGGTCACGTCGCCGTCATACGACAAATAGCGATCCACCGTGCCCGCCGCCGTGACCCGCTGCGCGTTCGGCGCCGCGGTCACGTCCGCGAACGTGATGAGATCGGCATAGGTGATGTCGTCTGACGAGTCCCTGATTTTTCCGATAAACCCAGAAAACCCAGACAACGCCGTGACCTGCTGATACCCAGCTGCGCCGTTCGCCGAACTCGCGAGCGAGTCTACCTGCGTGCTGAGTGTCTTCGTGTTCCAATCGGCCGTTTTCGTCGCCAGCGGCTGCACAATCTCGCCGTGCTCAGCGGTGCCGGAGACCTGATACGCCGCATTGGCTTTCGTGAGGTTGCCGACTTCGCCGAGCACTTCGTATTCCTGCTGATACGATCCCTGGAACCCCACAAACTGCTCACCACTCGTGTGACCAGCAAACCCCGCGCAGATGACCCGCTGGGCCGCCTGCGGGTCAGACACTGGCGCCTTCAGCGCGGCGTGCCCGCCATTCGTAGTGGTGTCGAAAAATCCCTGATCTTGCTTCAGCTCAACCTCTGTTAAGCCCGTCGGCTCAGAGTTCTTCACGGCATCCCCGAGCCCGGTTGTCTCTTCATGAAGGGCCGTGATCTTATAGCTCAGCCCCTTCAGTTTCGTGGTGATCAGATTGTAGCCGTCCACCAGGAAGAACACCGACGCCGATCCGTATTTGCCAGCCATGCGTTATCCCTTTCCCCGTTTCTTGACGGGAGGATCGGCGTGCGATAGTTCGATCTTGCCACTCGCCAAGAGTCCCGGCAGGCTCGATGCCGGCACGCGCGCGCAGGACTCACCCACGAGGGCGAGCGTCTGATCGTCCGTCGTGCTCAGTCGCCGTAGGGCGATGTAGTCAGCTCCGTTCATCCCAGTGTCCATTCCTCGAAGTCGTGACCGCATTTACCACACACGTCATGCAACGCGCCAAACCCGCCAGAGGCCACGCGCGCAGACTGGTCCGCACGACAGTCGGGACACCGCGTATCCCCCGCCGCCAGCTTCGCCTTCGGATCAACCGGCACCACCAGCGTCATGCTTCCTCCACAAAGATCCGAAACATCGACACCAGTTCCCGCACCCGCACGCCGTTGATCAGTTCCTCGGCCAGCGGCACCGTGCGGTCGTAAAACACTTTCCCCGCGTGGGTGTAGCCCGTCACCGTCAACGACTGATCCCGCAGCAGTTCAATCACCTTCTGATTGATCGACTGCGCCTCAGACGCGCCCTCGTAACGACTGAACGTATGCACGCGGAGGTTGACTTGCGGTAACCCGCCCGCCCCAAACCCGCGCGCGTCTTCCTCGTCCACCTCATACCAGACGAACGGAAACACCGTGCCCTGCGCCGCGTCGTCATGCACGCCGCCCGTCGCCAGCGCTGTCAGGCCAGCGACGTTCAGGACCGTGGCCACCGCGACCGAGACCGGGCCGAGGGAGAGATAGGCCATTAGACCGTCACCCCATCATGGTCGCTACACGCCAGCACTTGCAGTCCGCGATCCCGCCGATCCGGCAACACCGCATGAATCTCTAACACCCGCCTCGCGGACCCACTTGGCCACGCCGGCACCCACAGGGCGCGCATCTTCGGCGTGATGTCCGCCCGCGCGCGAATCCTGAAGCGGTAGGACGTATCAGCCCCGACGCGCGCCGCCGACACGGACTCGCCGCCGGTCTCCTCGAGGCGTTCCGCCGGCACGCTGTCGAGCGTCACCCATGCCACCGCCCGCCCGAGCTGGCTATCCGTGGTGGTGCTCTTCTGCTGCACCAGGAGCCGTTCGACCATCGCCCCGGCACCCATTAGGCCGTCACTCTCGCGAAGGCTTTATACGGCCACAGCAACGCATCAACCGACTGCGGCATCGGCGTCACGATGTTGCCGACGTTCACGGCTTCCCGGTTTTCATACCAGGACCCGATCAACATGAGCATCGCCGACAGAATCGGCCGCGGCACACTCGACGCCGCCGCGCCATACCCGCAGACAAAACGCACCGTGACGCCATTAAACACCCCAGACGATCGCGTCGAGGGATACGACTCGCCGTAGATCGGCTGAATCCGTGCCGGCGCCGCATGGGGTCCACTCGGCA